GCCTACCGGTGATCCCAACATGAGAGCAATGAACCTCCATCACGGAATCAATATTCCTGATTCGTTCATGAAAATTATCGAGAACTGTATGAAAGATCCCAATACTAATGATGATTGGGAATTGAAAGATCCGCACAACAGTGAAGTACGCGAGGTTGTATCAGCCAAGCTATTGTGGCAACAGATCCTTGATCTTAGAATGCATACAGGCGAGCCGTATCTACATTTCATTGATACAAGCAACCGCATGATGCCTCAATTCCAAAAGGACTTGGGACTCAGTATCAAACAAAGTAATTTATGTAGTGAAATCATTCTTCCTACAGATAAAGACCGTACAGCTGTTTGTTGTCTTTCTTCATTGAACTTGGAGTATTATGATGAGTGGAAACAAAATGCTATTTTTCTTTATGATGTTGCTGAAATGCTTGACAATGTTCTTCAGTATTTTATTGATAATGCACCTTCCACCATTGAACGTGCAAGGTTTTCTGCCGAGCGTGAGCGCAGCATTGGTGTCGGTGCTTTGGGTTTTCATGCTTATCTACAGCAGCAGAATGTTCCGTTCGAAGGAGTAATTGCTAAGTCACTTAACAATCAGATTTTCTCACATATAAAGGAAAAACTCGATGAAGCTAATCTCGCCCTTGGCGCTGCTCGAGGAGAAGCTCTCGATGCACGTGGAACTGGTAGAAGGTTCAGCCACGTTATGGCTATTGCTCCTAATGCCTCTTCTTCAATTATTATGGGTAACACTAGTCCTAGTATTGAGCCTTACCGCGCTAATGCCTATCGTCAAGACACTCTTTCCGGTGCTCATTTAAATAAGAATAAGTGGCTAGATAGAGTCATTCAAAAACACCTAGCAGGTGATGGTGAAACAATATCAACAAATGATTACAATGATATTTGGTCAAGTATTATTTCAAATGATGGTTCAGTTCAACATCTCGAATGGATGGATGATTGGACAAAGGATGTATTTAAAACGTCTATGGAAATTGATCAGCGTTGGATTATTGAGCATGCAGCTGATCGTCAAAAGTATATCGATCAAGCACAGTCGTTAAATGTATTCTTTCGTCCTGATAGCAATGTAAAGTATATCCATGCAGTGCACTTCCTTGCATGGAAGCTCGGATTGAAAACACTTTACTATTGCCGTTCCGAAAAACTTGCTAAAGCAGACAAGGTTTCAAGAAAGATTGAACGGATCGTGATGCAAGAGATTGATCTTAAAGCAATTGCTGATGGTGATTTATGTTTAGCTTGTGAGGGATAAATGAGACTATTAAAATTTGAAGCACCTTGGTGTACCAAGTGCCATCAGGTAACAAAGATAATGAGTGAGATGCAGCTACCGTTTCCTGTTGAGGTGATCGACATTGATAAGGCTGATAAAGGAATTCTTCTTGAGTACGGAATTAGAGGAATCCCACACATGATACTGCTGGATGAGAATAACAACATCATTAACCGTATCGGTGGTGTATTAACAAAGAGCCAACTGACTGAAGCTTTCAATATGAAGGAGTAAGCTTTTGTCAAAAACAATAGCTCTTTTCATACACCAGCCAAAGTGTTCTATACAGTCTGGTAACGGGATCATGAACGCTCTAAAGGAGCATTACAATTTTAAGGTATTTACTAAACATGAACTTGAGGATGATTTTTTTAACAACGTTGATGCTGTCTGCTTCCCTGGTGGTATTGGCGATGCTGACTCTTACGATTATCTGCTCCAAAGCAACGGCAGAGTTATCAGGGATTTCGTACAACGAGGCGGCAAATACTTGGGTGTTTGCATGGGAGCTTATTGGGCAGGTACGGAATACTTTAACCTTTTAAACAACGTTGAGCCTCAGCAGTATATCAAACGACCAAACACCGATACTCATCGTCCCCATGCAAAAAATATAAAAGTAACATGGAAAGATGAACAACAGAAGATGTTCTTTTATGATGGTTGTGCTTTAGTTGGTAATGAGCAGAAATTTAAAACAATTGCAAGATATTCAAATAGTGACCCAATGGCTATTATTCAGAATAATGTAGGGTTGATAGGATGTCATCCTGAAAGCGAACCTCATTGGTACAAGAGTTATAGCTGGATGAGAGGTCTTTGGCATGATGGTAAACATCACAAACAACTACTAGAATTTGTAGACGAATTAATGGAACATAAATGAACGCAACAAGAAAAAAATTAAAATTAACGGATGAACGCAGCTCGTTTAAACCTTTTAACTATCCTTGGGCATACGATGCTTGGTTAAAGCACGAGCAAAGCCACTGGCTTCACACAGAAGTCCCTATGTTAGAAGATGTAAAAGATTGGAAAAACAAATTAAATGAACAGGAAAAGCATTTCCTGACAAACATCTTTCGTTTCTTTACACAAGGTGATGTTGATGTTGCAGGAGGATATGTAAAAAACTACTTACCGTACTTTCCTCAACCAGAAGTGAGAATGATGCTAACAGGGTTTGCTGCAAGAGAAGCATTGCACGTTGCTGCCTATAGTCACCTGATTGAAACATTAGGAATGCCAGAGTCAACATACAATGACTTTCTTGAATACGAAGAAATGAAAGATAAACACGACTATTTTCTCTCTATTGCGGGTCAAGATGCTACATCAATTGCACAACAGATTGCTGCATTCAGTGCGTTTACAGAAGGAATGCAGTTGTTCTCAAGTTTTATAATGCTTCTCAACTTCCCACGACACGGTAAGATGAAGGGAATGGGTCAAATTGTTACTTGGTCTATAGTTGATGAGACTATGCATGCAGAGGGAATGATTAAGCTATTCCGCACGTTTATTGAAGAGAATCGTGATATCTGGAACGATGAGTTGAAAGGTGAAATATATAGTATTGCAGAAAAGATGGTTGTGCTCGAAGATCGATTTATTGACCTATCCTTCTCGTTAGGTGAGATGGAGAACTTGACGAGCGAAGATGTTAAAAAGTATATTCGTTATATTTGTGATCGTCGTTTAATTTCATTGGGGCTCAAAGGAATTTTCAAAGTGAAAAAGAATCCGTTACTTTGGGTTGAGGAAATGATAAATGCACCGACGCATACAAATTTTTTTGAAAACAGAGCAACGGATTACGCAAAAGGTGCAACAACAGGATCCTGGGAGAACGTATGGGCAAAGATAGAGTAGTACTCGAAGATGGGACAGTGTTTGATTTAAAATATCACTTTCCCGATCACCTAAAAACTGTCGTATTATCCATGTCTGGTGGTGTGGAGTCGACACTCCTTTGTTATTTACTTGTGGAACGATATGGTGCAGAAAATGTACGTGTGATGTCCGGACAGTATGTAGGTCGAAGATGGTGGGAAGCAGCCAATGCTAGAAGATTGGCGACTATGATAGGTGTTCATGATAAGAACTTTCATGCAATTGCGCAAACTAAAGAATTCATGTCTGCTAAAGATAATTGGGATATGTATGTACAATCTAGATTACATTACGTTTTTGATGGTTGGTACAACGGGACGAATGCAAAACTATTTACTCCCAGTAATGTTACTTCTAAAGAAACAGTAAAACACTTATATGATACCAACCATTTCCTACCTTTCGCCTTTTTAGAAAAACATCAAACTATTGATCTCTATTATAAACTTGGACTTGATGATTTGTTATACATGAGTTACTCCTGTACTATGCAGTCGGAGGTACATTGTGGAAAATGTCCTTGTTGTTATGAACGTGTTAGAGGGTTTGCAACACTTGGAAAAAAAGATCAAGCTACATATAATGTTGACTGGGATAAAATTGTAGACAAGTGTTACAAATCTGATGAACATTTGGTGAACAAAAAGGAGACGTGATGTTAGAACAAGAAAAAGAACCAATCTTATGTTATGAGTGTGATATAGAGTTTGTTATACACACAGCATTTGAACATGATGAAGATGTATCATTTTGCCCTTTCTGTGGAAGCGAAGTTGAAGCCGATATCGATTTTGAAACTCCAGATGATGATCAAGATGATGAAGATCACTCAAGATAGTGTGGCATTATAAAGGGCTGCCGTTTAGTGAACCTGAACCTATTCATTATGGATTTGTTTATAGAATAACAAATAGTGTCACTGAGAAACAGTATATTGGTAAAAAGTTATTTTGGTTTAAGAAAACGAAAATTCTTAAAGGTAAAAAGAAACGATACCTTGCACCATCAGACTGGAAAACATATTATGGTAGTTCAAAAACTCTTCTTGAAGATGTACAGAAATATGG